TGTTTTACTCCAATAACCTAATTCTTCAATATGATCTTCATGTATAATAGCTACCAATGTAGTGTAAGAATATATATCCGTTCCGAACATAACGTGAAGATTGTTTTTTAGCTTTTCCATTTTAGTTGTTTTTGCATCTATGCTTATTTGCATTTGATACCTCAAACTTACAATCTTTTATTTGATTATGCAAATTATTAATATAATAAACTCATAAACTTTGAGCTACATTGCATAAAAAAAGAGCTACATTTCTGTAACTCTTTAGTTTTCAATTAGAAAAAATGTGTTAATCTTGCTACCTGACCTTGTTCTTTGTCATGCAAATAGCCTTCTACCGCACGAGGAGATCCTGTATATCCTTTCCTTGAATGCCATGAATCGGCTGCTGAAGGTGATCTAAGGTATTCAACGGTAACTCCTATGAAATCTTTAGCATCTCTCCATTTATATTTTACTTTGTGATGTAAGTGGTGAAGATACCAATATCTATACTTAGTAGCTGCCCACTCTTTAGGTTTTTCATTAGCCATTAACATAGGAAGGTTATCCATTTTAGCACCGTCACCATGTTCTAAGCCTATTAAGTTTGAACCATAAGTATAATACTTCCTATGGGCTACACCTGCGTCTACTTGAACGTCTTCAGATAACCTAAACCATGATTTTAAAGCGTGCGCTAAATGAAACCCACTTTGGTAATCGTGGTTAGACATAGAATGAACGCAATCAACAGGAGCTATTTCTCTGAGCATTTCTACACATTTAACGTATAAAGCTAAAGCTATCTCGAAATGTTCCCACCATTTTTTATCGCAGTCTTGTGGGGTTCCCTTCGTCGTCTGATTATATACATTGTCTACATGAAGTATATCATTACCAATACAAAACAGGATCTTTTCAATCTTAAACCCTTTAGATTTATCAATTAAACCTTGTACTCCATCGACCACACGCTTAACTGCTATATCTGTGTTATAGGCTTCTCCTGTTTCAGATTCGTTAGCATACTTACCAATATGAATATCAGCAGGATTTATAACTAATAAATGAGTTCCTTCGTTTCTTTTTACTTTCGGGTAGGTTGGAGCATGATCTTTTATGAAAGTGTTTAATCTTTCAAACATTCCATTTTCATCAAATCCACCTTTCCCATCTTTAGTAACGATTGAAAATCTGAGCTCTCCGCCCATGTTTTGCCAATGCTTAACCGACACTACATCTTTTTTATCTATTCCACGTTCTAATAAGTGAATATCTAAAGAAGAATTATCGTTAAAATTGTCTAGGGTTCCTGCTCGGTGTTTTTTGATAAGGTCTATTTCTTCACCTTTCAAACGAAATCTATTATTTCTCTTTTGCGACATATAGTAAGTTTGGCACTAATATACTATTTTTTCTCGAATACTGAGAAGCATAAAGGTATTACTGCTATTGCGGCTAAAACAAGCGTTTGCCAAGTGATCCCGTTTGCATCTATTTGAGATACAGCTGCTATCGCTAAAGCACCGCTTACTGTCCTTTTACTACTCCATTTACCTTTCACGTCTTTAAACATCTCAGGCACAATAGCTAAAATTCCTTTAGCCCATAGCGGATTCATTTTCTTTTGTCCTTTACAAAATACCCTACTAAGTCATCAAAATAACCAAAAATCTTGTTATCTTTTTCTGTTGGTGTAAGATTTACTACGATCTTAGCAAACGCTAAAATACCAATAAGTAATTCTCCCCAATTATTTGTCAATAGTTCCATAATATGTGTTTATTTCAATGAATATAAAAGGTATATATAAGCAATGTTTATGCCCATCTTCAAATTTATCAGACCAAATACCTATCAAAATACCTGTGTAAACTCCTATTCCAATATCCCAACCTGTCATATTAATAAGTCCAAATTACGCAGTTAGGCAAATCTTCATCACAATCAATATGCACGAATGTCTTTGCTATACCTATACGAGTGAATCCTGCCGCCATAGCTGATTCAACTATAATAAACCTATCCGTACTATTAGCGCAAGCAATATCCACAGCATTACCTCTTAAATGAGCTGAGTTAGTTTTACCGCCTGCCCTTTGATTTGTGTCTTTATCTCGCCAAGCAGAATTAATATGAAAAGGAATGCCTGCGATAGAACGAGCTAATTCCAAATTTAAAAGCAAATTTTCGCTCATTTGTTCATAGCATTCTACTCCATTGCAAGTAAATTCATAAGGCTCGAAGTACTTAATCTTTTGATTCATGTCCGATCTTTTTGATATTATATAAAGCTGCGGTTATCAGTACAATGGCAGTTAAAAAGCCATTTATATCTGCAAAACTTATCCCTATCGCTGCGGTATTTATAACATTAGTTTCGATTATATCTTTATACATTAACTGAGCTTAAATATATTAATAGCTTTTTAATATTCTTTTTCTTTGGCTTGTATATCATATCCTTAGACCTGTATTATATGCGTTAGAAATAGGATTCATTGCAGCTCCTGAGTTTGTCGTATATTCAGGAAATAAACTAGAATTTTCACATAGGTAATCTACGATTCTTTGACCATAAAATTCAGCTGTATCTCTCTCTTTTTGAATCAACCAATTAAGATCGCTTTTATTAGCTGCTGTTCCGTTTTCGCTATTCTTTTGAGTAACGGATCCGTTCTTAATTTGGAAGGATATGAAAGGAAGTGCTTCTACTAATGCGTAATGAATTATGCTGTCTTGTACGTAATCATCTATCAAAATTTTATAGTTACCCGTTATAGAACCCGCTTCAATATCAGCTTCCAACTTTTCGTATAAGTCAGTCCCTAGTATTACCTGCATATTCTTATCTTGTGCTATCTTTAAAAAGGGTAAAAGAAAAGCAGTATCTACATTGTAATTGATCGCAGTAGAACTCTTTAATTTATCTTCGTTGCAAAATAATGCTGCCATTTTTATTTGTTTAAAAATCCTTTATTAACCATGTCTATCGGCTTCATAGCTACGTTTTTATCATTCCGTATTCTATAACCTTCAGAATCTGACTTTCCTGTACTTATTGTGGGTGCTAGCGGGTTGTTTACATCAACTTTAATAGTGCTTTTAAATGTCTTTCTTTTCCATTTGTGATGACAAGCACCGCCACCCTTGAATTTCCAAATAGAATAAGTTTGTTCGCCTTTAGCTGCCCAACCTTTATTCACATTTTTATTTTCCATTGCAATAATGTCTTCTTTCCTATACAGCTTATCCGCACTCACCATCTTACGACAAAATTCTCGACTATTAGAACTTGCTTTTAACGGAGCGTAAGAATACCTAACCTTATACATAAAACCATTAATAGTTTTATCTTGATCACTTTTAGAATTAGGTCTTGCTGTTCCTGTACTAGCGAAATCAAACGCTACTATTTCCTCGTGTTCTTCAGCATCTTCTTCTGATATTAACTCCCAATCCTTGCTACTAAGTTCTTCACCTAATCCTATTAACTCAGTAGCTACGATAAAATCCGCCTTTTCGTCTTCTTTAGAAAAGTTTTCGCACATTTTAACTCCCGTTTCTTTTTCCGTTTCTTCTACGTTTAAATCTTCGGTTTCTACAAATTCTATCGGCTCAATAGTTTTAAAGTACATATCCAAAACAATACCATTGACTGCTAAAATACTATCAATAGCTTCTAATATAATATTTTGCTTAGGGCGGATTACTTTGTTATCAAACAACTGAGAAGCTGTTTTAATTTCGTCCGCATTATTACCCATTCCCGTAGCATCTTTAATACCGAAAAGCATAGGACTAGTTACCTTATGACCTATTAAAATCTTCTGTGTAGATTCTTCAGATAAAAATTTATATTGTTCAGAAGCTTCCGAAATAGGTATAGTTTCAATAGTGGTAGCAGTAGACTGATCATCATTCCAACTCGTAAGCCATTTCTTACCACCTGTACCTATTAATTTAGATTCAATGGATCTTTCTATTTTGTCTTGTTCTTCCTCAACAGGTATTCCTTGATTGAAATTAACCAACATAGTAGGAGCAAAACCGTTTTGGATATTTGTTTTGTGGTAATTTGCTATTTCCTCGTCTATTTCTGACCAAGGCAAAGCACCCACATAATCCACAGGGCTGAAGTAAAAGAATCCTGCCGAATAAGGAGCAATTACCAATACCTGAGTTTCTTCACCACGTGAACCATCAAAAGATTCTATTCTACGTGGTCTGTATCTATCTTTTCGGTATTCGCTCCAATTATCTGAGTAATACCAACCTTTAATTTCTCCTTCAGTTGCCTTTTCAGGACGAAGATTTTGCATAGGTAAATGCTTAGCTTTGAGAATTTGAGTTTTACCCTTATTCCAAACTACATTAAATGCACCCATTCCAAGCTTTTTCAAATCACCTG